GTCACCAGAAACTAAAATAGGTAAGATTAATGGTTGGGATGCGGAAGAATTTATTAAAGGTGTGGATAAACATCATTCTGTAGAAAAGGATGGTAAAGTTATTCAGACCTTTTCGAGTGGGCAGTTGAAAGATTTTTTCAACAAAAATAATGTATCTATTTCATCTAATGGTGTTTTGTATGACCTTAAACAAAAAGGTGTTATACCAGCAATACTTGAGAAATGGTTTAATGAAAGAGTAGAGTATAGGAAACTGGCGAAGAAATACGGACAAGAGGGTAATGACGAACTGCATGGTTATTTTGATAGAAGACAGTTGGTACAAAAGATTCTTTTGAATAGTCTGTATGGTGTTTTGGGTTTAACTGTATTTAGGTTTTATGACATTGATAATGCTGAGGGAACTACAACAACAGGTGTTCAGTTGATTAAATTTACCGAGAAGATAGCAAATAGTTATTATAACAAAATACTAAAGGATGATAAAGATTATTGTATCTATACTGATACAGATTCAGTTTTTTATTCTGCTTTACCATTGGTTAAAAACAGATTACCAAATGCCGATACAACTGATGATAAGTTTATGACCGAACAAATCTTGGATATTGCAAGTGAGGTTCAAGATTATATTAATAGGTCTTATGATTATTTTTCAAAGAAGTTTTTGAATATTCAAGATGGACATCGTTTTGAGATTAAACAAGAGTTGATTGCCAAAGCTGCCTTTTGGGTTACTAAAAAGAGATATGGTCAATGGATTATTAATGATGGTGGTTTGGAAGTAGAGAAACTTGATGTTAAAGGTTTGGATATTGTTAGAAGTTCATTCCCACCAGCATTTCGTGATTTCATGACAAAGGTATTGAAGGCTATATTGGCTAAAGTTCCAAAGGAAAAGATTGATGAGTTTATATTGAATTTTAAAAAAAGTTTAAATGACTACGACCTTATGGATATATCTTTACCAAGTGGTGTCAAAGGTATAACAAAGTATACAAAGAAAAATACAAAACATGGTTTTGGTGGTAAGTCTATGTTTACAGAAATGGAAAAGGGTGCACCAGTTCATGTTAAGGCTTCAGTTATTTATAATGACTTGTTAAAACATTTTAAGACTACTAATCACGAACAGATTAGAAATAGTAGTAAAATCAAATGGGTTTATTTAAAAGACAATCCTTTTAATATCGATGCTATTGCTTATAAGGGATATGATGATCCTAAAGAGATAATGGATTTTATAAATCAATATGTTGATAGAGATAAGTTATTTGATAAGGCATTAAAGAAGAAAATAGAGTTATTCTATGAAAGTATGAAGTGGGATATGCCCGTAGATAAAAAAGTTTCAATCGAAAGGTTTTTTTGATTGACTTTTACAATGAAAAGTATTAAATTAAATCATAATAGGAGAAACTATGAATAAAATAACGCTGGATACTTTTATCCAAAAATACAATCTTGGTGGAAATGTAAATTCTGTCAAGTGGGAGTCGGATGGTAGTACATTATCCACACGATTCATTTCACCAGACAAAAGTCTATTAGGTCAATTGACTTTGAAAAAACAAACTTTACCTGAGTTTGAAGTTGGTGTTTATGATACACCATTGTTGTCTAAAATGTTAGGTACTTTAGCCGATAAGGTTGATTTTACTTTGATAACACCACCAAGTGATGATGAAACACCAATTGCATTTCACTTTAGTGATTCAGTTATTTCGGCTGATTATGTATTGGCTGCTATTGGTGTTATACCTGATGTACCTGAATTGAAAAATGAACCTGAATACAAGACTTTGGTTAATATCGATAGTCAGTTTATCAATTCATTCATTCGTGGTAAGGGTGCTTTAGCTGATGTTGAAACATTTGCCATTACACCAGTAGATGGTGGTTTGGAATTCACTATTGGTTATAGTGACATAAACTCAAATCGTATCAGTATCAAAGTTCAGAGTGGTGCCGTAAGTTTAACAGAACCAGTTGTATTTAATGCTAATCTTTTCAAAGAAGTATTGAATGCTAACAAAGAATGTTCTAAGGCAACATTACAGATTTCTGATAAAGGTTTGGCTCATATCGAATTTAGTGTTGATGATTTCAATGTTAAATATTGGTTAGTATCACAACAGGTATAAGATGGAATCACATGGACTATGGGTTGAAAGATATCGACCACAAGACTTATCGACTTATGTTGGTAATGAACACCTCAAAACTAAAGTTGAGAGGTTTTTAGAAGATGGAAATGTTCCACATCTACTTCTTTATGGTAGAGCTGGTGGTGGCAAAACCACACTCGCTAAAATTATTGTTAATAATGTTGAGTGTGATTATCTATATATTAATGCATCGGATGAACGAAATATAGACTTGGTTCGAGACAAGTTGAAGACTTTTGCTTCTTCAATTGGTTTCAAACCTACCAAAATAGTCATACTGGATGAAGCGGATTATTTAAATGTAAATTCTGCCCAACCAGCTCTCCGTAATCTAATGGAAACATTTTCTGCTCATTGTCGGTTTATATTGACTTGTAATTATGTTGAGAAAATCATTGAACCTATACAAAGTCGTTGTCAGACATACAAGATAACACCACCAAGTAAGAAAGAAGTTGCACTACATTCCAAGACTATCTTGGAGAAAGAGAACATATCTTTCGACTTGGATGATTTGGCACTTGTGGTAACTGCTGGTTATCCTGACCTACGAAAAGTTATCAATGATTTACAAAGACAATCTATTGATGGTCAGTTGAAAATCGATAAACAAGGAATGTTACATAATGAGTTTAAACTTCAGTTCTTAGAGATGATTCAAAATAACTCTGATATCAGAACTATTCGTAAGTTGGTTGCTGATAGTAGTTTTAGTGACTACACCGAGTTATTTAGATTACTTTATGATGAAGTGGAAACTTTAACTGGTGATAAGATACCAGAATTGATATCCGAGATATCAGTTGGTGCTTATCAAGATGTGTTAGTAGTGGATAAAGAGATTAACTTTATTGCTACAGTATCGAACATATTGAGGAGATTACAATGAGTACAAAACCAATGAAACCATTACCACAACAACAACCACAAATTGATTTGAGTGATGCAGAAACTATGACTTGCCAATCGTGTAATAATAAAATTTTCATACAAGGATATGTCATAAAAAGAATTTCTGCTATTGTATCACCATCTGGTCAAGAGATGATAGCACCAGTTCAAGTGTTCAATTGTGGAAATTGTGGTGAAATATTACCATTAGCTGATGTCAATGAACTTATTTAGTTGGATAAACGAACTATTTGTCGGTAAACGAGATTGGGATTCTTTTTCGGATGCCGACAAAAAGAAGTTTAGTCCATTTATGGTTAATCGGTATTTGAGTATGGGTGAAGATTATTTACCATTGGTAAACCATTTTCAGAAATTCATAATAGAAGTTATGCCACCCAAGACAGTATATCAGTTTTATTGTAGTTTACTACCAAAGAAAAAGACTTATTTGAAGTACTTGAGTGGTAAGAAAGAAAAGACAAACGACAAAGTAGTTCCATTTATCATGGAATACTTTGAAGTTAGTAAACTTCAAGCGGCTGAATATTATGACTTGATGCCAAGAGACGATTTAAAATTAATGTTAAAGAAATTTGGAAAATCCGATAAGGATATAAAGAAAATGAGAATTAGATGAATAAGTTATGGCTGGCTATTGGTGTATCATTAATAGGACATATAATTGCGTGGTTTCATATGCAAGGTCAATTCAAATATGAGTGGGCAAAAAGTTTTTGGTGGATATTGTTAGGTGGTATACCTATAAGTTTCACTTTTTATTATGGAACTAGATGGTATTATGAATATTTTGGCAATTATTGGTATGTTAGACCAATTGGTTTTGGTATGGGTACTTTGGTTTTTGGTTTATTAACTTGGTTGATGTTAAATGAAGTACCAGATACAAGGACTATAATAAGTTTGATTTTATCAGTTATGATTATTATAATACAATTATCACATGTAGTAATAAAGTAGAGGAAAGTATGAACATAAAAGAGAGAGAATTAGAAATGCAAACAGTTGATCCAATGGATGATCCAGAGCGTAAATTAAGTGTAGTCAAACAGATGGAACAAGAGTGGCCTGAAATGACATCAGAGTTTAAAAAATTACAACGAGAACAATATGTTTTGTTTTGTAATAAACAACATGATTATGGTCCTGGTAATATTTCAGTTGGTACACAATTACAGACCTCCCTTCTCTCT